CAGGTTGCGTCTATTATGAAAAAGAATAGTGAAAATATTATTCAGAGCGCACCATTTATTGCCTGTTATATTAAAGACATGCAGTTTGATAGAGATCGATTACAAGATCCAACATTTGTTAGTAAGGTTCAAATAAGAGAACGAGCATATGATGACCAGGGTAATGAATATCTTAATACGCAAGGAGCTAACTATACCGTAGAAAGAATGATGCCAACTCCCTACCTGGCTACGTTTTCTGCCGATATATGGACCACTAACACAGAACAAAAATTACAACTGTGGGAGCAAATTGTTGTATTGTTTAATCCTAGTTTAGAAATACAAACTACAGACAACTATATAGATTGGACCAGTCTCAGCGTTGTTGAACTAACGGGACAGCAGTTTGAAAGTAGAACAATTCCTCAAGGATTAGAGAGCGATATATCTATTTGTAATTTAAGTTTTTCAGCACCAATATGGATTACTCCACCAGCTAAGGTAAAGCAGTTAGGTATTATTACAAAAATTATTACTAATTTACATACTGATCAGCCGGGCACAGTAGCATCAGGATCTTATAAAGATATGGGACTAACAGATTTGTTTGCCGGTAGAGTTGCAGATAGTAAGACAGTTGTTTCTCCGGGAAATTATTGCCTATTAGTCATTAACAACACCGCAACCTTATTACCATTTAAAGACGGTAATTCAGATGGCATTACTAGTGCATCCGAAATTGCTAATAAAGGGAACTGGAGAAAATTGTTAGATTTATATCCTGGCGAATTTAAAGCAGGACTAAGTCAAATACGCCTTATGAAAGTAGACGGCAATGAGGTTGTTTCGTATGTTAGTTTAAATCCAACTGACGACTCAACAATGGTAATGAACATTGACTCAGATACAATTCCCACCAATACCATAATAGATGGTAGCGGTACAATAGATGCAATTATCAATCCAACAACCTTTAATCCATTATCATCTGTCGCCGGTGTTAGATATTTAATATTAGAAGATATTGTAGACGGGGCAGATGCGTGGAGAAATACAGATAATTCTCCATTTGTAGCATCGGCTAATGATATTGTAAAATGGGACGGCGAATTGTGGACAATAATATTCAATTCAGTTAGCGTCACTGACCTCACTTATATAATTAATTCATATACAGGAATACAGTACAAGTGGGACGGGGAACAATGGACAAAGACATTCGAGGGAGTGTATGATCCGGGCGCTTGGCGTTTAATTTTATGACAGAAATAGTTTGTAGTGGCGGTTTGTTTTTAGCTAAAGACACTAAAAGGTTTTTATTTTTGTTAAGGACAAAAGGAAAAACAGCAGGTACCTGGGGACTAGTTGGTGGAAAGAAGGAACCAGATGATCATACACCGTACGATACATTAAAAAGAGAAGTAAGTGAGGAAGTTGGAAAAGTTCCAGCAATTAAAAAAATTATTCCCTTAGAACTTTTTATTAGTAATGATAAACAGTTTCATTATAACACCTATGTGTTATTAGTAGAAAAAGAATTCATTCCTACATTAAATGAGGAACATGCCGGCTACGCCTGGTGCGATTTAAATCAATGGCCTAAACCCCTGCATCAAGGGGTGAAAACCAGCCTAAGTAATAAGTCTATTCGAGGTAAAATAGAAATACTATTAGAACTGGTTTAAATTTTTAAACTAATAAAGTTTTAATTCTAGCGTACATATCTTGGTCAGTCCATGTACCGCGAACTGCTAGATACTCTTCGCCTTCCCATACAGTAATTCTACGTTCAATATATGGATCTTCGCTGAGTACTAATGTTGCAACCACGGCATTTGAGCGGCCGGATCCTCTAGTAGGATTATTTCCAGTTTCGTCGTTAGTCCAACCATAGTTTTCTTCAACATGGATAACTTTAAAAGAAGTGGTAGTCTTAGCTTCAGCAGCTGGAACTATTACTATTGGGGTTTCTAATGTAATGCTTGTCATAAATCTCTCCTTAGGGGTTTGTTAACCAAGTATTTATTGTTTACGTTATTTTAAACATACTTGTTAGTCTTTACCAGTAACAATTACGGCTACTTTATCAACCCAAACAAGTCGTCCATGACAGGCAATATTCCATTTTGTTTCGCCGTATTCATGAGTACATTCTGTAAAAGTTTCGCCAACTAACCTAACATCAGTGGCCAAATGCTCTACACCGTTTTCAAATATTCGCCAAACTAAATCAGACCCGTTGTGTTTGGTATTGAATCTAATGTGGTATTTGTTCACTTCAATCCCAATTCCTTGCGGATTTTTGTAGCACTAATATCTGTTACTGTATCATCAAACGTTTCTTCGCCTGCTGTATAACCCACGCCTCTGCCCCAGCCGATGTGTACAATGTTAGGAACAACTTGTATTTCGTATTGGCCTTGGTACAATGGATCTAAATCACGTTTGATAAAATTCTTAACCTTTTCTACTTCAAATGGATTACTGCCTTGCCAGCCCTGTACGTCACGCACTTGAATAACAACTTGTCCAGTTTTTGCTAGGAGTCTTTCAAATAAGGCACGATGTCCGTCGTGCCATGGTTGCCAACGTCCCAGCATCTGTACTGTTTCTTTTTTCCAATCAAACGACGGTCTACGGCGATTATCATAAATGTGTGCAAATATAAACTCACTCCATTTCTCAGCGTGTTGCTCTGTTATTCTAAAATCATATATTTCAGGCTCAATAAACATTTTATTAGTGTCGGCATATCGACCTTCACGAATAGTATCCATCCAAATAGTCCAATCTGCTTTGAAGTTGTTACGCATTTCTATAAGAGGCGCAACGAAATCACAGATAACAAAATCCATATCTGTCATTGAATCTGCTAGATCACGCATACGTTTACTTTGACGAATACGACCTTCATGACTGAAGTCCCAGTCATCATATTTTTTACGTACATCGTCAGCATTTAACCAACTTACTCGTTTTTTTTCATTTTGCAAATGCTCTAATAGATATTGTGCAAGATAAGTTTTTCCGGCACCAGGTAATCCCATAATTAAAATTCTTTGTGGCATGTTATTCTCCTTTATACCAAAACCAAACATTGCTTTTTACGTGATATATTTTTGTTTCTATACCGCGTTCTTTTCTAAAATGTTCTACTGCTGCCTTCACTGGGGGTAAATTCCAATCGTGGCCAGCAAATATTCCACCTGTTTTAACTTTACACCAATATTTACGCAAGTCTCGAGCTACGGCCGCGTAACTATGATCCCCGTCAATAAAAATGTAATCTAATTCTTCATTAGGAATTAAATCAGCTGCTTCCCAACTGTCTAATTCTATAAATTCTATTTTATCTTTATAAGGATCTAGCAACTGATATGCGTTAACTTTCCATCTATTAACCATTTCTTGAGTAACCTGCCCCCAATGATCCATATAGGGTTTATATGCATCTATTGCATAAACCTTACTGATAGAATCGCTCATGTCAAAGAAATAACGCAAGGTAAAACCAAGACACACACCTAGTTCGCATCCTATTAAATTTCTTCCTAATTTTTCTACATAGGGAAGTAGTTCAGGAGCAGATACTTGATCCATCGGTACAGGAGTTTGTCTTGCTGTAAGCGGTTCAAGCCTAAAAGATTTTCTAATCAAATTGGTAAAATTATCTAAATCGTCTTGACCTAATTGATACTTGACAATTACTTCTCGAGTATTGCCTATCTGCAGACATAAGTTCGCTAGGTCATCGTTATATTTTTTAGAAAAATATTGAAAATAATCAGAGTTCCGTTGTTCTATAGATTTCTTATCTTCGTTACCATCCCAGGAACTTTTTCCATGAAAATGTAGAACATAACTATCGTTAGTATATAGTGTTTTATATCCTAACTGTGCGGCACGAATTCTATAATCAACATCTTCGCCGCCGACTGGCTTAAATTCTTCATCAAATAACCCTACTGCTTGATAAATGTTTCTAGGTATTCTAAACAAATAAAACGCTGTATGAAATCTTTCATAGAATCCAGAGTGTTGGTCTGTGTGAGCCACTGCTACACGACATAGCATTTCGTAATTATTGTTATATTCTTCCAAGGTCCAAGTGTTGGGAATTTCTGTGTAAGCATGTGTTTGATTACAACTGGGTAAACAAATAATATCATCTGCTTTTTCTAAACTTTCTCTCCATCCCGGCGTGAATATAATATCGTTATTCATCATAACAAAGTCTAGATCATACTCATTGGCTATCTTCATCATTTGATTTATGTTAGCCGCAAAACTTTGAGGTGTTTTGTTCTTAATAACATTTAACCAAGGATGGCTTACATCTGTCCAAACATTATCGTTATCAATTAGTGCAAATAGATCGTTCTCTTTCAGTTGAGTAGTACTAAAAAAACTGTTTAGTGCGTAAGGAGTAAAGTGTGTACTACCTGCACTGGTTATCATTCCAAATAAAGTACCGTTGCTCATTTTGTAATTGTATTAAAAAAGTTGCTCCACTCATTAGCCCTGCGTTCCCAAGACCAATAGTTATGATAATGATGTGATTGTGCAATTAACTGTTGCTGGTTGTCTTCATTCCAGTAGTTATTAATAGTTTTTTCTAGTTCTATTGCAAATCTTTCCGCTAAAACTTCCCTATTTGGGCCATGAGGAACGTATGTAGCCCAGTCATTGCATGTTTCAGGTAGTGCCCCTAGATTAGTTGTAAGTATTTGACAGCCGGCTGTTGCTGCTTCAATTGCAGATAGGCAACTAGTTTCTTCAAATGTGCTAGGATACGGAAATATATGTGCTTGTTGTACACACGCACGTACAATATCATTGGGCTGGTATTCGTGAAAGTTTACATTTTTTTGTGTGCGGGCATGATCAAACAACCAATCAAATTGCCCCTGTGTAATTTTTACAAAATTCTCGCCGTAAATCTTTGTACTAGAAAATACATCTAATTCTACATCATCACGATCTAGTATCATTAACGATTTAAGTATTACATCTAGGCCACGCCATGGCGTACTAGTATACACTAATTTTAGTTTTCCTGTCTTTGACTTTTCTACAAACGGAATAGGTTCTACAGCATTTCTTAACACAATACTTTTATAAGCAGGAACATTAAATTCTTGTTTAAATTTATTAAACTGCCAATGACTTACAAAGATAAAATAATCAATTGCTTCAACAAATGTGGGGTCTTTCATGCCTACGCAGATTTCTTCATTAGTGTTTAGGTGTTGCCACACAACATTTATTTTATTGGGGTCAATTTGTTCGTGAAAACAAAAACTTAAAATTAAATTTATTCGATCACTCCACTCAGACCCAACATGTTTAAGCATGTTAAGATATAGTATCTCGCTGCCGCCCATTGGTTTCATAGACTCTCCGCAAACTTCATTAGATTTTCGTATACTCGAACTTTGGGAAGCAACATTTTGTAGATGTGATTTTGTAATTTTTCTTGTGTTTTTTTACCTTTGCCGGTAAGAACAAGCACCGGAGTTGCTCCTGCTTTTTCAGCCATAACTAAATCTTCTAAACTGTCACCAACATAGGCCCCACCTTTAATTTTTGCCCCAGGAATATTATTTTCAGCATGTTTAAAAAGACCTGGATTGGGCTTAGAAAACGGATCGTCTTTGCGACTAGATGTATTATACCAAATCCCATCAATGCTTGTACAACCTGCTTGTCCTAGTAGATTTAACATGTGTCGGTTACAGTTTTCTACTTCATCTATAGAAACTTTTTTATGACTTATACTTGGTTGATCAAATAAGAAGGCAAGTTTATGACCTTTACTACGAATAATTGCAACAGCCTTAAATGCATCTTCAATGGGTATAAACTTATCTGGGCCGTTAATTATATCATCACATTCACAAACTACACCGTCTCTATCTAACGCAATAAGGTATTTGTCAAATATTGCAGGCATAGTTATAGCTTGTGAAATATTTGGTTGTACCTGCTGTTGCTGTTGAACAGACAGGTTGCTTTTCATATTTTTATCTACACTAAATCTTCCCATATTTTACTCGTATAATTTTTTTATATCTTGAGATATTGACGGTTGTGTCTTATTCATATATCTATTAAGGTGATTACTTCCGTAGGATTTACTTACCGGAGGGGCTAACTGGCCTGGTTGACTGTTATTAGGATTTGTCCTACGTAACCAATCATCAAAATTTCCTGTATATTTTTTAAATCCGACATGATTGCAGGTAATACCAGTGTCTAGCCAAGTTGTATACCCTAATTGTTTTAATTTTCTACACATTAAAATGTCTTCACTAATAATATCACCATTTTCTACAATGACATCAAATATCCATCGACGCTTTTTACCTTGTTCTTTTTCTTCATATACAGGACTAGCGTCCCATATTGCGTCAACCGCCTTACGACTTAACTTTAAAAATCCAGTGCCTAGTCCTTCTACTGCTAACAATCCCGTAACAGGATCACGATCAGCATATGGTTGTAAAACTTTCCCTACATACATTTCTGTATCGCCTTTCTTAGGATAAGTCCCACCTACTACATCTACTGGATAATTTAACAATCTGTAAAAATGCTCGGGATTCCACTCAATGTCGGCATCGATAAAAATGATATCATCGCAATTCATTTCTCGAACTAGCGCAATAATATCGTTTCTTGCACGTTGTATTAGCGCATCGTAACTTAACCAGATAGGTAAAATTTCTACGTTCATCTGATCAGATAATTTAATTGTATTCACAAGGCTATGTGTATACCATACATCAACACTTCCGTCATAACACGGAGTACCTATTAACACTCGTCTTTTCTTTTGCATTATTCTATCCACAACAGTTGTCTTTTAATATGGTCAAAGTCAAATTTCCAAAAACTCGAACTTACGTAATTTTCCCAGATATCTGATGGCAATATTGGTTTCCTCTGTTTAAATTCTACCTTCTTGCGAACTGTATGTAAGCCCGTAATATTAGCGGCGTCATCAAATTCATCATAGCTGTCTTCAACATTGTTGAAGTCGTGTTCAAACCAAGGTTCGCCAATAAATTGGTAAATTGTCTGCATTGTTTCTCTAGGGCGTTTACACAACGCTTCATAATCTACTACACACAACATATCTTTTTCATTACTGAATAGGCCTTGTTTTAAACAAGTTAGTGGTCCGGTAACATAGCCGCCGTTTCCCTCCATACTCATTAGACTATTACATCTCATATAGACATTAGACATATCCTGATGATTATATAATGCCTTTATTGAGTAAGGATTTTTAGCATTTAATTGTTCAAAACTATCTAATATCCAAGGAACGTCTCTAATACATACAATTACTTTACTGTAGGGAAATAAATCTTTAACCATAGAAGTTTGTGCAGTCCAGGCCCGGTTCGTATTAAAACAAACTTCCGGTTTTCCTTCGTAGAAGTTAGCAAATAATCCTCTAATCAAACCTGCACGTTTTTCTATTGGCACTGAAACTTCCATGCCTACTGCGCTGTGTGTTACCTGTAAGAGGTTTCTTGCATAGTCGTGTAATGGGTCACTAATATCTGCACAGAATTTAGGATTTTGTTTTAGAATAGCACTGAGCAATGTTGACCCACTGCGTGGTAATCCTGATATAAAATGATATTTTTGCATTATTCTTTCACCAATAACTTTCCTATATCTGGTAGATATAGATATTTTATATCAGATCCGATGATTGTGTTAACTGCATCTACTAACGTCTCTACTAACGGATCACCTGCTAGATTGAAGCTGGTATTAAACACCATAGGTACACCTGTCTTTTTATAGAATGCTTCAATTAGACGATAATAAAATAAATTGTCTGCCTCATTAACAGTCTGAACACGACATGTTCCGTCTACGTGTGTAACACTAGGAACGTCTCCTATGCGTTTTGCCGACAGGTTAATGGCATACATCATAAAAGGACTAGACTTTAGTCCTCTCATTTCAAACCATTCGTCTGCATGTTCTTCCATAACGCTGGCTGCAAATGGTCGAAACCATTCGCGACCTTTAACACGATTTACAAAATCTTTGCCGTCGGGTCTGCGTGGATCAAATAAAATACTACGATTACCTAATGCTCTAGGCCCCCCTTCTGGACGACCATGAAATAACGAAACAATATTACCATTAACTAATAGGTCAGCAACATCGTTAATATCCGCAGATTGCGTTTTTATTCCGCTTATTTGTTTTAGTATATTATCTAAAATACTGTAGTTTGGCGCGGCACCTAAATAGATATGTTTTAATGGGTTCTTCGGAGCGGTGTTGTTATAAACATACCATCCAAGTTTAGCAAGTCCCATAGCAGTTCCACCGTCGTGACTGATAGGGTCTACATATAAATTAATATCTTTTAATCTATCTTTATAATAATAGTTTGCCACACAGTTTAATCCGTAGCCGCCTGCAATGACAACATTCTTAATACCTGTCGAGGCTACCGCATTTTCTATTAGACCACACACCATCTGTTGAGATTCTTGTTGAATTTTCCAAGCAAGATCTCGGTCGATATCTTTTACTTTAGAAAAGTTGTTGTGCCATTCTTTAGGTTCTTGTGTCCTTTGTAGTGCAGGGAATCTATTTTCATCTATGTTTGAGCCAGCAGGGTACATAGGTAATAGTAAGTTTTTATTCCCCTTACCTTCCACAAAGAAGTCTGGAATAGTTGCGTTGGCTTTTCCATAAGGTGCAAGCCCCATTGTTTTGCCTGCTTCAATATAACCAAATCCCAGATAGTGACTGACTGCTTCGTAGGCCTTGGTAATAGTAACAGAGTTATCAAACTCTTGTACACCATTATTAAAATAATCAGTACGACCATCCGAATATCGTTTGTACAAGGGTTCAAAATTTACAGGATAAGAACATTTATAAACACTTTCGGTTTCGTATCCACCTACTGTGTTGCCTGTACCGTCTGGTCCGGTAGTAGTTGAATGAAAACTGCCAGCACCGTCTACTATAACGGCCAGTGCTTCATCAAATCCACTGTTATAAAATGCGCCTGCGGCATGACCTAAGTGATGCTGATGCCCCATATTGGTAACTAAAACTTTTGGATTAAATTTACGAACCAATGCTGTATAAGCATCTTCCATAGTCCAGGGTAGTTTACTAAATTCCGGACTGGTACCGCCTAAAATAAGTTCATCTACGGGATAACTTTGTAAACACTCTAACATTGCTCGGAAAGGATTGCCATCGTATTTCATACGGCTGAGTCTTTCTTCTTCTGCATAGTAGACAACTTCGCCGTCTACAAGCAAACAAGCAGAACCGTTGTGTCCTGGATTAATGGCTAAAATGTTATATGGCATTAGGTACCCTTACGCTCGATGTCTTCAACAATTTTATTATAAATTGCGGTTAATTCTTCTTCGTCAAAATCGGACATTCTATCATTGTGACGGTCTGCTAATACACTGTCTAATCCTGTAATACGAATAGGGCTGTATTTCTTTGCGCCTTCTTTTTCGATAATTTGGAAATAATCAGGATAGCTGGTATTAATAGGAAATGTACTTCCAAAGATAACTGTTCCCGGAGTACCTACAGCACGAGCCATATGTTGTCCCACACTGTCTACTCCTACAAAATAATCAGCACATTCAATTAGGGCGGCCCACATGCGTAGGTCAGTAGTAGGTGGAAGTTTAATTGTGTATGTATCAGTGACAATTTGGAACTGTTGTTCTCCGAAGAATACCATATTATATCTTGCCGCAAGTTTTTTAGTTAGACTAATATAAGCATCGGGGCTTAGACTGCGACTAGCAGGATCGATTACATCCGCACGATCTAATGTGGCGCCACGGCCGAACGGTTGGATAATAATAGTCTTAGATTTCTTTTGCTGTTCTTTAACATCAGCAAGAGTATTTGCGGCCCATTTTTCTTCCGACTTGTTAAATGTAAGACAGGGAGCGACTAAATCACTGTGGTCTGTGGTCTTATTGATTTCTCGATCAAACCCCTCTACTAGACCAATTTCTTGACGAAAATATGCAGGTAGCCTGTAAGGTTCAGGTGTAAGAATTTCTTCTGCTTTGCTGACAATATTGTCCCAAAGTCCTTTAGTGTCTGCACCATAGGTACGATCTTGTAGTTCCGGAATACTCCAAAGTAATCCGTCCCATGCAGGAATAATGATATACCATTCTCTATTCGGGTTAAGTCTATGGTATTTGAGTAATGCAGGTATTGCGGCAATAACACGGCCTGCGCCGCCGTCGATGTAAATAATTGTTGACATTGAATCCTCTGATCAGATATTAAGTATTATACGTACTTAATTATGCTAGATCAAGAGGGTTAGATAAAATTTTGATTAACTCGATTACTTTCACCATTTATTCATTGGGCAATTAAAAACTATATCGTATTTTATTGCCATGTTATTCTCTTATTATGTGTATTTATATTAGAGTCCTACTCAAATTATCATAATCCAAATCGTGATTTAAACGTATTGAAGTTTGTGCTAACTTCACCTGCTGATAAAGCACGATTGTACACTGCAACTTGATTAATCCTTGCAGTGGCAAATTCACTGGCATCTGGATCACCACCAACAAAAAACGGCATGGCATCTACTCTCAAATCTGGAGAATCTCCATCTCGCGATCCCACTTGTGTGCCATTTACATACAGCTTCATGTTGGCAGTGCCGGCCTGTGTTCCATCGTAAATCACACATATATTCTGCCAGACATTGAGTGTGAACAACTGAAATATTTCTGCAGGATACATTTCAAATTTTTGGGTGGTTAATTTGTAAAATCTTAAAAGGCTGGTTCCTCTATAGCCCATGAGAACATAACTATCAGAGTTTGCTACCGGGTAAGTCCATATATTCCATGTGAACGCTGTGGCTGCCGATTGTACTGGTGTTTGATAAGTGAAGCTGGTTCTTTGTGATGCGCCACTTCCGAAACTAAAATAACTTGCAGCTCCAGCAGATGTATATGCAGGACTATTAACTATTGTACCAGTCCTGCCATTACCACTCAAATCAGTCCAAGTAGTTCCCGATCCAGAATAACTTGCAACATTTCCTGCATCTAACCAAAGTTGTAATCCGGAGGTGATGAGAGTTGGTACATATGGATCGACTGTTATTATAGTGGGAGCTTGATAGCTATTGGGTTGTCTCGCCACTATGGCTCCGGTGTTATTCCCTACATCTAATGCATTTATTTTTTTGCCCCATGCACGAACATAGGCAATATCCCCCCTGAAGAAATTACCAGTGCCTGCACGACTGGCTATATAGGTCCAAGTATTGGCAAATGCCAATCCACTAGTGGTTGCAGATGTAACAGCAGTTATTGATGTGTTGGTAAAAAATTGAGCAGTAGTAGAACCATTGATAAAAATTTGTCTGCCGGTTGAATCAGATCCGTTGACAAATGTCTCAACAACACTGTTAAATGATGTATTTGTATTTGGTGTAAATCCAAACAATCTAGGCCCGTAACCCTGCCATATTGACAGGTAGGTATTGGTCACAGTACTAATATTATTTGCGTTCATCAGCAGGGTAATACCACCAGTGGCTGTACTACCACCAGTACCCGTAGTTTCATATAATATTTGTGTAGTAGATGTATTAGTAGTCCTGTAACCAATTTCAATAGTTACCGCTGAGTAAGCATTAAAATTTATAGCAGTGGCACTACGTGCATGTTGATTTGTGCCGTTAAAGGTTAAGTATGTACCAGTAGTTCCATTACTGGTATAGGTAGGTGTATTGAATAATGTAAAATTATTTCTATTAGGTGACAAATCATTCCACGTTGATCCGCTACCTGGGTAACTTTTAGGATTAGCAGCATCTAAATAAAATATTAGATCGCTAACATTAGATAAATTTGGCCCGTCTATTACGCTCATAACAATTATTGAGCTAGTTGCTCTTCGGTGGGTTGTGGTAAAGTTGGATGGTTCCAGCTCTCAATAAAAGCGCCACGACCGTCATTGTTGTCAACTAACACGATTGTACCCCGCCTTGGACTAAAATCCTCAATAGTTAATTCTGGATAAATGGTTAAGATTTTTTCAAATAATGACATTAGGGTCTCACGTAAAATGCTTGGAAATATGTACCAGCTTGGGCTGCAGAAGTATTTAAAGCAGTAGAAGAGTAGCCAAATATTTCAATGTAATCAGTACTGCCATTTAGATTTACTAATGCTGATACAACTGTAGAGTAACAGGTTCCGCCAATGTCTGCGCCAGCTTTAATTGCAGTTCCGTTCCTTCTTATGACTATATACCCTTCGGTAACTCCTGCGGCAAACGCAATGCTGGCATTAACTTGATACCATCCTGCTATCAGAGGTTGATATCTGTAGTTGGTAGTGTTATCGTAAGCGTTGGTAGAATCTGCCTCTTTGACTTGGAAAGCTACTTTGGTGTAGGAGGCCGCACCTAATGCAGTTACAGAGTTTTGATAAGCACTGAATGCGGGCATACCATAGGATAACACGGGGCCGCCTACTGACAGTACAGTGGCATTAGTTGTAGTGTTGGTACTTGTTCCAATCCATACAGCACCGTTGTATTGTCCCAATTTTAATAAACCGTTGTCTAACAACTCAATACTAGGAATACCAGAAATGTCATTGACACTAAAAAGTGTGCCAGTATTAGTATCAATAATACTCATTAATTGTCCAACACCGCCTTCAATACTTATGGGGCCTGTGTCTAGTACTTTAAAAGTAATGGTACTTACAGATGCAGTTGCAGACCCGCCAGTAAATTTAATGGTCGGTTGTCCGCTAGTACCTGTAGCTGGTGTTATTACAATATTTTTATCGCCTAGTGCCATGTTATTCTCATTTTAATTATTTATATCTTGGTTATCTTGATATATCCGCTTGCAGTCATGTTAAAGTGTCCTCAACCTAGAAAGGTTATTTTAATGTATCCATTACTATTATTAAATGATCCTATGTTAGTTACAGATGATCCATTAAATGTACCAGATGTGTTATATACACCATCACTGGTTGCTACAGCGGTTGCAGAAGAATCAATATATGAACCCCCACCTATACCTGCGAGATAACTACCGCCCAAACTAGTCTGCCCTCCATGACCTCCTGAATAACCACCGCCGCCACCACCTGAATTGTTTCCAAGATGCCCACCACCGCCACCTCCAAAACCACCTGATGCGTTATAACCCGAGAGGTTCATAAAACCGCCAATAGCATACCATGTTCCTGCCGCATTATCTACAGATCCGCCTATGAACGATGCTCCATGTGTACTGATTTGTCCACCATTTGAATCTGTTGCCGAAACTGCAGATCCAACATTACCACTGTAGGGTTGTCCTGCGGTAAGTAGTCCACCACCCCCACCACCATGATATCCACTACCACCCCCACCTAATGCGGGATTGGTACCAAGAACAAGTGGAGAATAACTATAGCCATCCCATCGTGGTTGTTCTCGAGTTTGACCATTAACAATTGCCTGTGTAGTAATACTGCTATAAGATCCAGCGCCACCACCAGCAATTATGATAGGAGTACTTGTGCCCTGCAACACAACAAAACTTCCGCCGCCACCGCCAGCCATTGTGACGCCAGAGTTAGTACTTGGACTACTAGAGATGTTTACGCTACTACCTGCAATTTGTCCAACCACCATTTCTAACTTATTAGCAGTACTTAATATAAAGTTTCCACGTACTATTGCGCCACGCCCATGACTGTCAGACGTGGAACCCCAATTACCTCTGCCACCAGCAACTTCAATTTCGTAAATTCCGTTTGTTGGTGGTTGCCAAACCTGATACCCTTGTGCTCGACCCTGTGAAAAGAAAGCTGCATTACTAGTCCAAGTTTGTGCAGCATAGGTTGCGTCTGCCTGAAGCGAAGCAAATGTTGGTCCAAATCGTCCGCATAGTCCAGCTGAAGTAAATGTAAATGTAGTAAACGGATACAGAGGAGGGGCAATAACGGATGGATCACTACTTAAGATTGTAGACCCGGCGTAAGAGGTCGGTTGCCTCGCTACTATAGCTGATACATTGCTTCTTACATCTAATGCATTTAATTTTTTACCCCATGCACGAACATAGGCAATATCCCCCCTGAAGAAATTACCAGTGCCTGCACGACTGGCCACATAAGTCCATGTATTGGCAAATGCACCCAATACTCCAGTAACACCACTTGTTGCAGTAAAAGAAATCTGACCAGTCCCAGCAGTAAAAGTTGTTATGTTGTATCCTGCTACACTGGAAGAATCTGTTGTAAAGGTAAGTCCGCCCCCTGGATTGGAGATAGTAACACTATTTGAATATTTGAGGATAACAACACCTGAACCACCAGCACCGGATGATCCTTGTAAATTTCCAGCGTCAGTGTAGCCGTTTCCACCTCCTCCGCTACCAGTATTTGGCGTTCCGCCAGTTGCATTTAATCCGTTGCGACCTCCATTGCCGCCAATGCTTGAACCGCCTGTTCCAGCTGTTCCTGTGCCACCAAGTTGATAAGCGCCTCCTCCACCACCGGCTGCACGGGTAACACTTGATCCTGTGATTGAGTTGGCTGTGCCCACCCCGCCGCCGCCAGCGGTTGTGGTACCTGATGCAGATATTCCTACGCTACCAGCACCACCGCCACCACCACCAGCAAAAGCAGTGCCTGCACCATTATCATTTCCGTTTCCGCCACTATTACCTCCAACGTAGCCAGGAGCCCCCGAGCGGACTCCTACGGTGCCGCCACCACCTCCACCTGAGGCAAAGGCATTGGTGCTGGCCATGGCAGACTCTCCCGCCCCGCCACCACCTCCACCGCCAGTGATTGTATTAAAAACAGAATCTATACCTAAATTCCCCACCGCACTAGTAGACGCAAGTCCGCCTGCACCAATTGTGACTGTGTAGTTTGTGTTGGCAACTAAAGACTGATTGGTGAAATACCGATGTCCGCCAGCACCACCACCACCCAGATGTCCGCCAGCACCACCACCGCCGATCACAAGAATATCAACTCCGTTTATATTATCGGTAGTTGCTGATGTAAGGACTGTTACTGCTGTATTTGTAAAAAATTGAGCAGTTGTTCCGTTAATTAGGGCTTGCCTGCCAGACGAGTCAACTCCATTGACAAACGTTTCTGCAACACTGTTAAATGATGTAGTTGTATTTGGTGTAAAGCCAAACAATCTAGGTCCAAATCCTTGCCACATCGACAAATATGTTTTAGCCACAGTGCCGGTGCCATTAGCATTCATTAACAGGGTAATGCCGCCTGTGGCTGTACTGCCACCAGTACCAGTAGTTTCATATAATATTTGTGCTGTAGTTGTTATTGTAGGAACAGTAATAACTGGTGTAAATGATGAGGATTGGCCGCTAGTTCCGGTGTTCCCACCTGATCCACTACCACCACCTAATCCTACTGTTACTGAATAATACCCGGCAGTAGTAATGGACAACGTATTAAAATAACGCAGGCCGCCTGCGCCGCCGCCGCCACCGCCGTGATAAATCAAACTACTTGAGCCACCTCCGCCACCTCCGCCAACAACTAACAATTCAATTGAAGTAGTATTTGTTGCGGTAAATCTACTGTTTGTTGTAAACGTGTGTATCCACTTATTTCCTGACGCAGTTGTTATTGCACCACCGAGCGCTACTTGTGTTGGGCTATAGTAAGCAGCAATAACAACGCCCGATCCACCAGCACCGCCGCTAAAGCTACTATATCCACCACCACCACCACCACCACTATTAGCTATGCCCGCACCACCATTTGCGGAAGTACCTCCCGCACCGCCACCACCGGTGTTAACTGTACCAACGCCGCCCGATACTGTTTGGTAGCTACTTCCACCACCACCACCACCACCACCGTAGTAAGTTGGTGTTCCTGTGATATTTAATAATGTGCCTGTACCACCACGTCCTGATGCATAGGTTAAAACGGACAACTGGCTATTTCCTCCTGGGCCGCCTGATCCGCCACCTCCGCCTGCGCCCCAATCTGTTCCAAAAGCATATCCTGCAGGAGTACCGGATGCTCCTCCGCCGTAACCTTCAATTGGAGTAAATTGTCCAATATTACCGGTTGTAGAAGTTGCGTTTCTAATACTCCCACCGCCGGATCCGCCTGCGTATCCTACTTGGTCGACTCCTACAGCGGCTCCACTACCAGCGCCTGCTCCACCGCCACTAGCACTAATATTGTTCTGAAGACTACTCCAATAAGCATAATCTATAAATTCAGGCCGATAGCCAATTTCTAATGTTACAGCTGAGTAGGCATTAAAATTAATTGCATTGGCG